ATTAGCCAAACTCATTTAATAATTAGTGCAAAGGTTACATTCACCACGAAGTTTCATGATGGAAACATTTACAAGATAGATATATACAAAACACCAAAGAATTTGACATCTTAATGACATGCTACTAAGATATTAGTATGGATGAATACTATGATAGTGATTTTGATGAAGAGTCTTGGAAAGAAAAACAAGGAAAGAAAAAGAAAATCATTACTAATCCAAAAGGTCCTTATCAAATAGAAATGAAATTCAATGGTATTGAATATGATATCATTATAGAAAATACGGCATATAATAAGTTTAAGGTTTGTGCAATCAGTAAAACCGATGAAGAAAATAATTTGAAATCCTATCAGATGGAATTAAAATTACTTAACAGATACCTTGAAGCAGAAGGCTTTTATCTTGCTGCAAAGAAATGGAATTTGTTTTATGAATAATACTAAATATCTATGTGCCACTTCATAGATTAATAATAGAAATATGTGGATTTTTGATGACAAGCATCTGGTTTCTTTGTTATCTTCCCCAGATCTATAAAACATATAAAACAAAAAAAGCACAAGATATTTCCCTTATCATGGTTTACATGACATTACTTGGTTATGTATTTGGAATGGTATATTTGTTGGGAACATATTTTAGCATGTGGGTATTCATAAACTATTGCAGTGGTATTATTAACATGCTTTTAATGCTTTATTTCTGTTACAAATATAAAAAAGATTGACACAAGCAATTTAAATCTATATATTAATTTAATGCAGAAAGTCTTATCGGTTAAAGTTGACATGGACAATGCACTACTTGAAGCATGTAAACCATTTGATTACAACTTCACAGGTACAAGTGAGTTCATTCTACCCAAGTTTGATGCCCCAAAGAGAGATGGATCATGGGGTATAGGACTAATTGTGGGAGCATCTGGAAGTGGTAAGACTCAACTACTAAAAGAACATTTCAATATTACCGAAGAGTTAGAATGGAATCCCAACAAGGCAATAGTATCCCAAATGGGAGAGCAAGCAATAGAAAGGCTATCAAGTATTGGACTGAACTCTGTTCCTTCTTGGTGTAAACCCTATCATGTCTTGAGTAATGGGGAGCAGTTCAGAGCAAGGATAGCTCGTATGCTCAATAGTAACACTAGCTTTGATGAGTTTACAAGTGTTGTGGATCGAACTGTTGCCAAGAGTGCATCCAATGCTATCCAAAGATACATTCGACAACAGGGCATGAAGGGTGTGGTATTTGCTACATGTCATAAAGATATAATCGAATGGTTGCAACCTGATTGGGTGTATGATACATTGAACGAGTCTTGTATGCCAAGGGGGTGTCTTTGTCCAAGACCAAATATTACAATCGACATTCAGCCTTGCTCTAAAGAATACTGGCAAATTTTCAAGAAGCATCATTATTTAAGTGGAGACCTAAACAATGCATCAAGGTGCTTTATTGGTACATGGAACAATGAACCAATCGCCTTTGGTGCAGCTATCACTATGCCTAGTGGATCACTCAAGAATGCATGGAGAGGTCACAGAACCGTTGTGCTACCTGACTACCAAGGACTAGGAATCGGTGTAAGGTTCAGCGATGCAATTGCACAGATGTTTATTGAAAACGGGTATCGTTATTTCTCTCGCACTGCTCATCCAAGGATGGGATCTTATCGCATGTTGTCTCCGTTGTGGAAACCCACAAGTAAAAACAAGGTAAGGAGAAAGGATTATGAGAAGAGAAGAGCACAGGGAATTCCTACCTACAATAACTATATTATTGATCCAAGGAGAAATTGTTTTTCTCATGAATATGTTGGATCAGGTGTCCAGACGACGAATCTCAAGTAATTTTAATTCCCCGTGAGGGTAATCTTGACGTAATAATTCATAGGCAATTGAACTATGCTCGGTGACAATTCTTAGCATCTTTACATCTTCTTTGTGAACATATTCATAAAAATATTCAAATAATATGCCACTCATTTTGTATATTTAGTGCAAAAATACCCGAAAAGATATCCGAAAATACCCAAAAAAGTGGGAAAAAGTGGGGGAAAATGGGAAAAAGTGGGGAAAAAAATATCGTATTACAGAGTAAAATAAAAAAAATATCTTTAATATGGACATTTCTAGGTGTAAGTAATATTAAGATGAGTAATAACGATCAGAAAAACCTTCAAGCCCTTTACGAGAACCTTTCACTTGGTGGAGATTCTATGGGTAATTCACCAGACAGCGAAGAGCACAATGAATTTGATTCAAGTGAGGCAATGGAAAGTCCTTCCGCAAGACAAGAACTCCTTAACCACTTCCAGAATGAATTAGATATCCCAGAAGACGTAAATGTTGATGATGTTGTTGAATATCTTACAAACAAAGGCGTTAAGATAAAGCCACAAAATGACGAAGAAGAAAGTGCATTCAAGGATGCACAGCACGATGATCTTTTTGATGGTGATAGTTCATCGATGGATGATGAACTAGGTTTCTAAGAACAGTTATTTTAAAATAACATGGGAAGAATATATCTTCCCCTCATATTCAAATTCATAAACATCCTGACCCCAAAGGTCTTCTGATATGTTTATGAATTTTGTTTTTGACACGGCAATCCATTCACCGTTAACCATAGCATGAGGTTGCTTTTCGTCGTTCATTTATAGTAATTATTGACAAAGACAATAAGAACCAAAAGAATTGCAAGGGTTAGAAATATGCCCATTATGCCTATCATAAAGAGCAATGGAGAAAGCTTGGGGTAGTCTCTCCGACATATGCTCCCAACATATTGAACTCATACCATTCCATAGCCTCTTCATGGGTCATACCACCCTCGATGAGTTTATTTAAAACCGCACCAAGGTCATATAAAACATGGTTTTGCTGACCAAACCTCTCGACAACACCCAAGATACAATCATCATAACCATCCATTGTGAGAGCATCCTCGGTGAGACACTCAATTAGCTCAACCATTTTACTTCTTTCCATTGAAAATTACGTTGTATTTGTCTATGATTCTTTCGTCCATAACAACACTTTTGCTGTGGAAGCGAAGGTTACTCTTGTTATAGTGCCATACTGATCCCTTTTCACGATCTTGGGGAGAGATAATCTCCAAAGGACAGACAGGAAAAACCTCCACGTTCAAGGAATCCCCTTCTGGAGAAACCAGAATGACCGAAGGATTATTAATTGTTATATAGTCCTCGTTTTCATTGAGATACTCCCCAAAGAAAACCGTATTGCTTTTATCGAATATTGTAATGTACATAAAATTTTACTGGGTAATTGGCACAAGTTGATAACCAGCAGGTACACTCGGAGGAGGAGCAGAGGGAGCATAAACCACAGCAGGTACTCCCCCATAATAACCTCCACCACCAAGGATCGCACCACCAGCAGCAAGACCAAAGAGAGTCCATCCCAAGCCATTGGGAATGCCAGTACCATACCAACCCCCATTGTTACATCCTCCATAATAACCACCCCCACCATAATAACCACCCCCACAACCACCACCTCCACAACCACCACCATAGCCTCTATTTCCCCCACCAGAATAATAGGTAGTTGAGGTTCTATAAACATTGTTGTTAATAGTGGTTCCTCCACCTCTGTAAACAGTGGCATTAGCACCAGTAGATCCCATGTTGTGAACATAAGGATTTGCACGAGAAGTGGAAACAAGAGCACATGCCATTGCTGCCACAATTAGGGTTGTTGTTGTGTTTTTCATATATACTGATAGTAGATTACTTGCGCTTTTTTGTCAAGGGAAGTTTTTTCCTTCTCTTAAAAAAAGGCTTTTCATCAGGGAGTTTTAAAAATTCCTTGCGATGTTTAACATACCATGCAAGATCTTGCTTAGAGTTCATCAAAATTTTCCTTATCATACATAACCACATTTTCCAGCATATTGTTGAAAATAGAAATAACGTTCCTCTTGTATGTCTCCTGTTCGCTATCAGGCTTCTTATCAATGACAACCTGAGCCAGTATTGCCAGAATAGTCGCACACGAATTCTCACTCATCACACGAGTATAATCCACAAATATGTCAGAAGGATATACCTTGTAACGAACCATACCCGATTCATCATCGTGTACATCCACCACATCCATATTAACACTAAAAAGGGGAATACTAAGATCTTGTTTTTCCATATATTTAAGACTAAATCACCCAAGAAAAAAAGTCAATTGAAAAAATACAACACCCTGTTTTAATAGAACATGGTGTGGCATTACCGCAGTTTTAAAAACACTTTAAAAAAATTCAATACAAGGTAATTAAATTACATGAACGAAGAAGAAATAAGAAACAAGATATTAATATTACAGGCGCAGGAAATATCAATTAAAAAAGACATAGAAGAAAGTACAAGTAAATCAAAGATCAATAAGGAGAAACTAATCCTTGTACAGGAAGAAATCCATACCCTAGTAGATCAATACAATAGGGTAAAAAACCCTAGGGCGATTTAATAGAACACCATGTTACACTGACACACCATGTTACAGTACAACAATTAATAAAACCTATAAAGAATGTGTGTCATTAACAAGAAGAACTCAAAGGTCTTCACATAGCAATAACAAGAGAACTTATTATCTATTAACCCTAAGAAGAATTTCTTTACCTTTTTCATTACAATACAAACTTATCTTTAGAGTAATGATTTTGTTTAAAAAAATAAAAAAAAGATTTTTTGGTTGTGTTCTGGCATCTTTGGCAACCCCAAAAACTTCAGACGAGTTGTTCCAAAGAATTATCTAACAAGAACTAACATCTAAATTTCTAACGACTTCTAACGACTTTTAACGACTTCTAACGACTTCTAACGACTTCTAACGACTTCTAACGACTTCTAACGACTTATTAGAATTAGTTTAACCTACAAATTCTTACAAAAACTTGCATGGCAAAATTTTGTAAATTGTTGTAAGGCTTTCTGAAGATTTGCGTAAGACGATAAATATAGTGGATATTTCAGAAATGATTCGCTCCGAGGCGAAAGACTTCTGAAGACTTCTGAAGACATTGCAAGTAATCGTAAGACGTTAAAAGACTTTGTAAAATCCTTTGTCTGGGTAACAACGTCTTACGCAAACTTCTGGCGGCACTAGTAACAACGTCTTACGCAAAAATAGGTCAGAAAAATGTTTGACCTGTGGAATGTTTTCTATATTGTGAGAGTCGCTATGAGCCGCAAACACCACTCCAAAGAGTTTGATTCCCTTATTGATCTTGCTATCAGTAGGGGGATCAGAATAGTCCGTAAGGGTAACAAGTTCTCCTTGTTCCCTTCCGATCCAACCAAACCATTCCATCTCTTCCACAGGGGGGATTTGGGAGTCAAACCTCTTCGCCAATGGCTGAAGAACAACTAAAAGCTAGACACATGACAACACCAACACCAAGAGAAGTAAAAGTAGTAGACCTAACCGATCTAGTCCCTGCGGAATGGGATTGGTTCTGGGATATGCTAGGGAGTGCAAATCCAGATTTCTCCTATGGGGATAACAATCTGACTCTGATAGCAGGGGAGAGATTCGCTCGTTTCATTGACGATGCTTATGAGTGGTTCTC